GCGTTTGGTGACTTCAAAGGTCATGTATTAAATTTTCTCCACAAAGAGACAGATTTACCTTTGAAAGTTCAGGCCGCTGTTGTAACTTCGCTGGGTCTTTGATTTTTTCATAGTGTTTTCATGCAAATGAGGTCGGGTTTTCCCGGCCTTTTTTGTTTAACATGAAACCGACCTACTTATATAGGTAGGATGCTGTACATAACCAAAGCAGGAACACCCGAATTGATAATCACAGGTAGAGAAAAAGTGACTGTTTCTCCCGTGTATTATCTGTTGGTGTTTGAGTCCGAAATGTCGCAGGAACAAAAGGCATTCATCGTTACCGATACCAGCACAGCACCCAACAGATACCAGCTATTTTCATTTGTAGAGGGCAGCAGTGCAGCAAAAACATTGGCCGTTGGTACACATTACTGGGCATTGTACGCACAAACTTCCCCCACGAATACCAATCCATTACTTGCATCACAGGAAGTTGACCGGGGATTGGCCTACGTTACCGCATCACATACCGCATTTAACGACCACGAAGTAAACACCACTATTAAACAACACCACATCGGATGAGTTTTGACCTATTACGCATAAATTTCACGGAGTCAAAGTTGCCTAAATTCAAGGAAAACAAGAATAAAGGCATCGTTACCTATGGGGAAAAGAACGATTTTCCCGATACGTTACTTGAATTTTACAACCGCAGCCCAAAACACGGGGCTATTGTAAGGCAGAAAGCCCGTTTCGTTGCAGGTGAAGAAACCTTGGTGGATGGCAACCCCAGCGCAGTTAAGGTAATTGATTACGTTAACCCTTATGAGGGTATTCAGGAGTTCAAAAATAAACTGGCTCTGGATTATGAATTGTTCAACGGGTTTGCTTACGAGGTACACTACAACAAAGTGGGGCAAATTTCTGCACTTTACCACGTTGATTTCAGCAATGTGCGTACACTTGATCACGAAATTTACATGTATGCAGAGGATTGGAAAAAGGCGAAGCATGAGGACATGAAGCACTATGCGCCTTTCAATCCAAACAAGGCGCAGCCGATGGAGGTACAATTATTCTACTTCCGTGAATACGCACCTGCCTTGGGTGTTTATCCGTTGCCCCCCTATCAGCATTGTTTGCAGTATATTGAAATCGATGTTGAGATAGCCAACTTCCACAATAACAACATCCGCAACGGGTTTGCCAACGGAACACTGGTGCAGTTGTTCAAAGGTCAACCGACAGAGGAGATTGCCTACAACTTTGAAAGGAAGTTTAAGCAGAAAACCACAGGCACGGACAATGCAGGCGGTGTGCTTATTCAGTTCAATGAGATGAACGAAAAGTCGGCAGAGATTGCACACCTGCAACCTTCCGACATGGACAAACAGTTCTTGCAACTGAATGAAACGGTGCAGGATGAAATCTTTATCGGCCACAACTTCCCGAAAATTCTGCTGGGCTATGCAACCGAAGGCGCACTTGGTCAGCGCAATGAAATGATTGAGGCGTATGAGTTATTCCACAAGTCATACGTAAACAAGCGACAAGTAAAACTTGACACTTGCCTTGAAAATACCCTTGAATACGTTTACCCCGGTATCGAATTAGATACCAAAGACAGCGACTTTCTCGGTGTTGATTACGTTGCATTGTATCAATTTGGCATTGTAAGCCGTGAGGAAGCACGTGCAGCACTCGGACTGCAAAACACAACCATTCAGGCGCAGAAGTTTGACGGTCACACCTGCGAATTTCACAAATGGTCGGATAATGACTTGTCAGTTTTTGCCAAATTTGGGGCTGACGAGTCCGAATTTGAGGAAGTGAAACTCACCTTTGAACTTACCACCAAAGAAAAGCGTGTGTTGGCTGTGGTTAATTCCGATGAAAAAGCCACGCTGAAAGACATATCCACCGCTACAAAAATAGGCGAGGAGGAAGTCATCAAGATTTTGAAAACTTTGCAGGACAGCGGTAAGATAAACTGGACAAATAATGCAATCAAAATTACCGACATTGGCCGTGGTGAGATTGCCGATACCGAACTGCCAAAGTTGGAACTGCGATACAAATACGATTTAGACCCCGATGCACTGCCGTTGCAACCTGGTGGTGAAAGCCGTGAATTTTGTGTGCAAATGCTTAAAATGGAAAAGCTATACACCCGTGATGAAATCGACCAAATGTCTGCAATTTTAGGTTATAGCGTATGGCTTCGCAGGGGCGGTTGGTACACCGTGCCAAACACTGACCCACCTTTGCATATTCCGCATTGCAGACACGAATGGAAACAAAGAATAGTAAGGAGAAAATCAAATGGCTAATTTCGCATATTTCGTAAGTGAGCAGGATGTCAAAAAGAACACCCCTATTGACGAAAACGTTGATAGCAAGTTGCTTCAAACTGCCATGCGCACAGCACAGGATGTATATATCCGTGATATTTTGGGAAGCACCCTATACGACAAGATTTGTGATGACATCAATGGTGCTGGGCTTGGTGGTAACTACCTGACATTGGTCAATAAATACGTTGCACCTTGTCTGTATCACTACGTTATTTTGGACTCAATGCTGCCATTGACCTACAAAATGATGAATAAGTCAGCGGCAAGTCGTGGCGCAGAAAATGCAAATGCGGTGGATGTTGACCAGCTTCGCATGATTGAGCAGCGTTACCAAAACAAGGCGGAATACTACGCTGAAAGATTGCGTTTGTACCTTGCCGAAAACGATACATTATTCCCCGAATACCAAAACCCTGCGAGTGGCTTGGATGTGATCAACCCACAAAACCAATATTTATTTGGTGGGTTTTACTTGGGCGAAGATGATGACTATAAATTTTTACGTGGTTTCTTTTCATGAACAAAGTAAGAACGAAAAACGAAAACAAACTGAAAATCTACTTAAATGGTAACAATCAACCAACTACTGGAAGCACTCGAAACTGCCGGGAACAATCACAAGCAGATAAAGGCAACCATCGTAAATATTGAGCCAAACATCAATACAAGCGGTGAGCAGCTTTATCCGTTGATGCGGATTTTTCCTGATGGTTCACAGGTGACCGTTGACAAAGTGATTTACCGCTTTGCGGTTGCCATTGCTGACAGGCATCGTGAGGATTTCACCGATGCGGTGGAGAGGATTTCAGATATGCACACGGTTATGTTGGACATTTACTCCATGCTGCGTTACGTTTACCGAAACAACATAGCAGGAACATGGGTGATTAATGACAGCATTACCCCTTTTTATGACGCACAAACGGACATCGTTAGCGGAGTTGCAGCCGTTATCGAATACCATTGCCCAAACCTACGTGATTACTGCGACACACCCAATAACAATTTAACATTCCCAACAATACAATGAGTACAGCAACAGAATTTATGAGCGGCTTCACTGGCTGCAAAGTCCTTTCAGGAACAGGCGCAAACACCGGCCGTTGGCAGGGTTTTGTAGTAAACGCAGATGCGGTTGTTTCCGCTGCCCTTGACAAAAATGCGGCAAGTGTAATGACAACCCTTGGACTGACAGGCGTTACCCTGAAACAAGGCACGTTTATTTCCTTGCCCGAAGGTGATTGGTTCAGCAGCATTACACTGACAAGCGGAAGCATCGTAGCGTATAACGTATGATAAGGATTGGTGTTCGCTCATTTGTAGCAGGTGGGCCATATACGCCATCGGATGCCGATGCTTTGGCTTTTGTCAATGCTGCTGAAATAACTAATGAAACACAAAAATTAGCTATCAATAATTTGGTAACCGACTTGAAAGGTTATGGTATTTGGACAAAGATGAAAGCCATCTATCCTTTTTGTGGAGGAACGGCATCGAGCCACAAATGGAATTTGAAAGACCCCCGTGACCTTGATGCTGCGTTTAGATTGGTGTTTTTTGGTGGGTGGACACATAGTTCAAATGGTGCTTTGCCAAATGGAACTAATGCTTATTCAAACACTAATTTGAACCCTCTTGCAAATTTAATAAACAATAATTATTCTGTAAGTTATTATTCAAGAACAAACACAAATCTTTTGAATGCAGTAGAAATAGGAAGCTCAACAGGGTCAACAGGCAATCCCCAAATAAGTATATCATTATATTATGCTGGTAGTTCTCAAAAAGGTTTTGTTTCAGGTTACTATCCAAATTATTACATAGGAAGTTCAAACAATGATACATTGGGGTTGATGACAGGTACAAGAACTGCATCTAATTCAGCAAAAATGTACATGGATGGTGTTCAGGTTGGAAGTACATTGACAACTGTTTATAGTGGTGTTTTGCAAAATACATCGTTATTTTTAGGTTCAAATAAATATCAAAATTCAGCTGTTGAATTTTCATCCAAACAATGCGCATTTGCTTCCATCGGTGACGGCCTAACCGACACCGAAGCCGCTAACTTTTATACCGCAGTTCAAGCATACCAAACAACCCTTTCACGCAATGTATAAACTATCAGAAATAGCACCCGAAAATTACAGCCAATATGTTGGCTTATTGACTGAAACTGACAAAGATTTACTCATCGGCCAATGGTACATGGATGACAGCTATTTTAACCCTATTCAGGACAATGACGATAGGTGGGTGATTTCCGTTGAGGAAATCAGTCAGTGTGTGAACCCTAATTTTATGTGGGTTGTTGACTTGCCACTTATTCCATACATTCCTAAACCTGCACCGCCATTCCCCGGATGAAACACGAAACTGAAACTATCGTAGGTAGTTGGCTGTTATGGTTAGCCGGGGCTGCTGCAAAGTTGCTGCCGATAATTCAATTCCTGTCCTTCACCGCTGCCCTTGTTTTATCCTGCATAGGCATTTATAAGTTTTTCAAACATGGCGAAAAAAAGTGAAATCATAAAATGGCAACCGAAATCAAAACGGAAACTGGGCAGACACACGAAGTCGGCCAACAAACACAAGTCAGCAAAACCATACAGGGGACAAGGAAGATGAAATTAAAAGGATATTTTAAACCCACCCCAAAGCGTTTCAGGGTTTTAGGTGACAGCATTGCCGCTGCATCTTTGTTCGTTGCCGGGCTTAACCTTGACCATCCCAAGTTGATGCTGATTTCAGGTGTGTGCGGTGCGGTCGGAAAGTTCGTGACCAATTTCTTTGCGGAGGATGAAACGAAGTGATTGGCTTTTTGTGCTTTGTGGTGTACTTGGCATTGTGCTTGTCTTTGGGCATTGCCCGACACAAGAAAAACCACAGGCAGACACAGGAGTAATCGACTCACTGAAAGCCGAAATTGACAGCATCAAAAACGAATATGCTGTGCTGCTGATCAACCGCCCTGAAAAGGTTAAACGCATACGTGAAATTAGGACAAAATATGTCCACGATACGCTGACTATTACCGAGCTTCAACAGGACACGGTAAAACTTGCCGCACTGATTGACGAAAACCGCCTATGCTGGGAGATTATCAGTGATGACAGCGTGGTAATTTACAGCCAAGAGGAAGTCATAAAATTACAGGATAGTGCGATAACGCATTTAGAAGCCATTAAAGCCACTCAAAGTGAGCAGTTGGTACAATGTATCGTTGACAATACAAAACTGCGTAGGAAACGAAATGCGTGGCGAAATATCGCAATCTTATCATCATTATTATTCATAGCCAAATGAAAGCACTGCAAGAACTACTGAACCAAAACGGGGCAAACCTGAAAGCGGATGGGGTTATCGGCCCGAAAACTACCGAAGCACTCGCCAACTACATAGCCGAGCAGTTAAAAAAACGCAAATGGCTACCCCAATATCACGGCATTGTATGGCTTCGCACCGATGACAAGCTGACAAATAAGTTTGATGACTTCTGTGTGGTCTACAAATACGGTCAAATCGTGTATGTTTGTCCTGCTTCCACCACAGCAGGTGACTTCTATGTCTACAATCCTCTCACCGTTGGTGGTATAAATGGCACGGCAGTAGCCACTGAACAGCAGGTTGTCGGCTCTCATAAGTTTGTAACGGGTGCAAAATGGTCTAATTTGTGGCTTGGTGCGCCATATTTTCAGCAGATTTTACCCATTACTATTTACCGGGATGGCAACAAAGACAGGCAACTTGACCAAAAAGTGACGCAGTTCGGGTTGTTTGGCGTCAACTTCCACCGTGCCGGGCTTGGTGACTGGGTAAATAAGTGGTCAGCAGGGTGTCAGGTTGTACCTGATAAGCACTGGTTCGAAATTGTCAAGAGATTTAATCAAGGGCAGACCATAGATTTCACCCTATTTTGCACATTCGGATAAGCAAAATTTGCGAAAATTGCTCATTGCATTGAGCAAAATCACTCAATGCTTTGCGTAAAAACTATCGGTGGACATCCACCAAGTTAATCAAATGCTCTATTGAAAACTTGACAATGTAAGTCAACTCACCGCACACGATAATAGTCAGCGGCTTTTTTGGTGTGCTGCGATTGTCGGGCATCATGCAATCAATTTTGTACAAACAGACAGGGAATGTAGGCTCTTGGTACAAATCAACTTCGGAAGGTGCAATACCCATTTCATAAAGGGCATCTTCCATTTCATCCCCTGCGATTACTTCAAGGCAAATAGGCGTGTGAAACATTAGTAAACCCTCCCTTCAATTATGCGGTAGTTTTCTACGTGGAAGTTTCGGTTAGGTAACACGGTCACGATTGCACCCCCGTGATTTTGTTTGATGTAGCCGTAGGGGTTGTATTCGGGTGTAAGTGTGCAATGACACCCAGTGGAGAAGCAAACAATCTCATCGCCTTTCAGGTTGTTTTCGTGGTGGCTTGATGTCTGGTGGTGGTGGCCGATAAGCAGCGAAGATTTTGCCCTCATGAACGCACCCCTTGCCGGGTTAACCGGGGCCATAATTGACTTTTGAAATTCGTGTCCGTGCAGGATGTCAAGTTTACCGGCTTTTATTCTTTCCCGAAACACCACTTTGATATCGTACTTTTTCAGGTGCAGTTGTTCTTCAAGCGTGATGCCATCCAAATCTTCAATGGCACGGGCATTTGATAGCAAATAATGGCGCATCCGTTCTTCGTGATTGCCGAACTTGTACCAAATGGGCAGGGTTGGAAATTCCTCACGCAGCAACTGGAAGAAACTGCGTGTCATTATCAATTCCTCACGAATGCTTGGTCGTTTGGTTTCCTGTAAAAACCTGCTTACCATGTACATATCAATGATGTCACCGTTCAGCACAATGCCTGTGATGCCTTTTTCTTTACCGTATTCAAGTGATGCCTGAATTGCAAGTGGGTCATGTTCGGGAAAGTGAATGTCGGACATTACCAAGTATTTACCTGATGGCAGCACCACATCCTTTCGGACTGGCAGCTTTGTGTAAAGACCAAACTTTTTCAGGCCTTCTTCGATGGTAGATTTACCGGGCATATTTTCGCTGTGTTTTTTTGCGTATGAATTACTACCCATTGAACCTGTGGCTGCTCTTATTTGCTTTCGTACCGCATCCACGTTCGGCCAGACACCGGGGTTTTGTTCGTAAATCAGTTTGGCGAGTGTTTGTTTTGGGAGCATCAGCTGCCCATCGAGCATGTGCTGATGCATTATGCTCTTGACGATTTCAATTTTAGTCATCTATCTATAAAAGTAGTTAGCCCCTGCGATTGCTAACATCCACCAAAAAGTCGATGAATGCTAACAAGGCAGGGGCAATATACAAAACTAATCCGAGTGCTAACATAGTGCAATCACATTATACTGTGGTTTTAACATTACTCCAATAATAGAAGGTTGTTTTTTATGCGTAATCCACATTTTGATGTGATTATCCGGTTAAGGCAACCCCGTTCAATTCATCCTGCCATACCCTTATTTTGAACCAGTCATCCACGCTTGGAATGTCATCAGGCATATCAGCATAGTTGTATGGCTGTGCTTCAATGATTTCATCCTCGCATGGTGGCAGCCATTGTTCTATTGACTTCGGGGTTTCACGTTTATTCAGCATCATAACCTCCTATTATGGTGTTACATTCTTTCAACAATTCAATTGTTTTTTCAAAGCCAATTATATCAAACACCTTGCCTATAAATAATTGATGTTTTAATTTCTGCTGCTTCTCCATTTCTTTGGCTTGTTGTAGCGTTTCAAACCCATCTCTACTTAATCGCAAATGGTCAGGTAATTGGTCAAATAACCACTCTACTGCTGTCTGTTTCATTTGTCAACCTCCTTCAATGCAATGGTTTCACTTCCTGCCACATACACAGCAGCGTTAATAATATCACCCCCATCGGTTATGGGCAACACCCCTTTTTCTTCCGACTTGTATGCCCACTTTGCCATATCTTCAACTGCTGCAAGTTGGTTTTTTACCACAACCCATTCGTCAAGGTGGTCAAATTTCCACCGCCCAGCACCGGAACGGCACTGGATTTCAAAACCCATGTGCTGAAATGTCTTGCCATACATCTGTGCTTCGTTTATGGCTTGGGATTGTATCTGCTCTTTGGCGGCTTTGATTTGCTTTTCCAACCGGGTGAGGTGGCAGAACGCATCCAAAGCGGATGCGTTGCCTTCCTCAACATCAAACATCAATTTAACTACATCTGTCATGGCTTCAATATTATTACCTCTTTGAAGTTACCGAGATTAACCCACTCCACCAGCTTGGTCAGTTTGTCCTGCGCCCAGTCAGGGATATACTTTTCGTTGCACTCAATGAATACCTTAGGGTAATCATACAGGCATCTGCCCAAACCGAACTGCACCGCAGCCCTTTTCATTGCATCCGATATTCCACCCTTTTCAGGTTCGATGTTTGTCTTGGATGCACCATCTTCCCGGTAGACAAATTGACCATCTACGTTCACAGTAAGGCGGCAAATAAAGCCATTGCCTATCTCCCTGAACTCGGAAGTCCAATTTGTCGGCCCGAAGGCAGCGTCAAAGCGTTGCATTACACAGCGATTGTTAATGTAAGGCACGACAATCATTTTGCCTGTGCTGGTTACTGATTGCACCCGCCATTCGATTTCGTTTGGCTGAATTGGTGCGGTTAAAATTTCATTCATGTCCTTGGAATATTAAAGTGTTTGTCTTGATTTTGCCTTGTTATTTTAAATTGTCCGTGTGGATTGTGCCGAAAATCCTGATTAAGGTTGGCAGAATTTCAGCAGGAATGCTGACGCATTTGCGGCCATCTTGACCGGGTGCAAATTCCTGAATGAAATAAATGGTGTTGCTGTCATCTTCCCAGTCAATGTTGTAAATAACATCATCGTGTTCGAACTTGGCAGAATAGCTGCCGGTGTGTGTGACTTTTATTTGTGTTTCCATGATGCAAATATAGTATAAGTTTTTATATTTTCAAACTTTCTGCAATTTTTTTTATCAGGTCATCCGAAATCGGTTCAGCGTTAAATCCTTTCTTCCGATATTTTTTCAGTGTCTTTTCCACTTCATCATCGGGCACAGGTTCAAATGACATCATCTGGTCTTTCCAATAAACAATGGTTTTATATCCCTTCGTTTCCGTGCTCATTGCGTAAAAGTTGGAAGGCCGTGTCAATAACAACCTGTTCCTTTTTGCTTTTGTACTTGCTACTGCTGTTTAGGGCCTTTATCACGGTGGCATAACTTGCCACACCTTTACAGGCATCAACAACCTGCATCTTCATGCCTTTACGGGCGTTTGCAATAAAGTGTTTGCGCTTTTCTTCGTATGTCATTTCGTTGCGATTTTGAGTAAAATTAGGTAGCCGATAAGATCATTCAGCGTGTCTTCATCAGGTGCTTCCATCCCTGTTGTTTTAATCCTGCTCAATTTGTCATCAATGCGGACAAGCAATTGTTCGGTTGTTGATGCCTTGCTGAAAACCCGCACTGGTTCCAGTGCGGAGTTTCCATACTTGGCATTCTTTTCAACCAACAGATTGCGAATGTCATCACAGGTTTTAATGATTTGGTCTTTCATACTAAAAAGGTAATCCTGAATCATCAGTTGAACTTACTTTCGGTTCGGGTGTTACATTTTTGTAACTTACATTTTTAGCACCCCCCACATAGGTTGTGGGCTTCTTCGCTTCCCGTTCTTCTTTGGTTTGCGACAGGGCAATGTAATGGGTTTCTCCGAACTTTCCTTCGGTCTTTCTTTCAGCACATACGAGCTTAATGTACTTCTTACCGTTCTTGGCGGTGGTGATTGCCTCACTGGGCAGGTCACTTAAACATATATCGAGTATTAACATGGTGCAAATATAGTAAATTAAACTTTAATTTCAATCAATGTTGCAAAAACATTCAAAACTTTTGTCACCATCCCAAAGGCCGATTTGATTTTGAGAACGTGACCGCAATGCTTCATAGCTAATTTCTTTTTTCCATTGGTGTCCGCTTTGCATTTCATTGCCAATCCACCAATCAAATAATTCAGGTTTTTCTTTGGCTATAATTGCAAGTTTTCCTTTTCCTTTTAGGAAGCAGCAATCACAATTCCCGTATGGCTCATTGACTTGCAAATCAAAATCTTGTTTTTTCCACCAATCTAAAACATCCTGCTTTGTAGTTTTCCATTTAACCAACGGCAATTCAACATCATCTTGAACCTTTGACCATCTGCGTGGCTCATCGTATCGAATGCCGTTAAATGATGTGTAATCAGTTATGCCAATACTTTGCAGATAGCGTTTGAGTGTGTTTATTTTTAGTTCAGTTGTGCAAAACCTAAACTGCATATTTGGAATGCCACTTGGCCTTTGTTCTAAAAGTTCTTGGAATGGCTGTCCATTGCGAGATGCAGTTGCATAATCCACAACCACAAATGTTGCAGGTTTGCGATATTCAAGCCATACCAAATTTAACCCCCAGCGTACATCACATTCATTTATGAATTCAAGTGTCTGCGGCATTTCTTTTCCTGTATTTTGAAACGTGACGATGTAATCTTGCAATCCTTCATCAATCAATCGTTTTGTCATGTATGCAGAAGTTCTGCCACCGCTGAAATTTATTACATTCATATCTGTTCTGCAAATTCTTCGAACTTATTTTTAACGCTTTCAAGGTTTCGTGCATAGCGTTTGTCGTAACTCATCAGGTTGTCCACAACCCGGCAGCTATTTATCACGGTGCTATGGTCACGGCCACCGCATATTTGCCCGATTTTTTGCAACGAAAGAGAGGTTTTATTGCGGCACAGCCATTGAAACATCTGGCGAAGTTCTACCACATCGCGTTTACGCGTGCTGATTACCACCCATTCGGGCCGATATTCGCTGAATACTGAACGGATAGCAAGGTGTGCGGCTTTGATTACCTGCTCATCCTTGTCTATGTTTTCTATTTTGAGCATTCTTTCAAGTTCATTGATGCGTATGCCCTGATGGTAGATGATTTCTTTGAGTCTGTCGATTTCGCTTTGACGAAATGTTGTCCTGCTGTTGCGCTGTGGTGCTTTGATTTTTATTCTCATGGTGCAAATATAGTTATTTATATTTAATTAAAAAATGTATTCAACGGTTTTACCCATAAAATTACATTGTAGCGTTCCTGTCATCCCGTTTCTGCACTTGCTGATAATGAGTTCAGCATCTTCAAGTTCAGGTGGATTGCCGCCATTCTTCTGTGCTTCATAATAATCAGGGCGGTATGGGAATAACACGGTGTCCGCATCCTGTTCTATCGCCCCAGACTCACGAAGGTTTGCCAATTTTGGTCGGCTGTTTCCTTCCTCTGTTCCCCTGTTCAATTGTGACAATGGCATCACGGTACATCCGCATTCTTTCGCAATCAGTTTGCATTGCCTACTGATGTTGGCTATTTCTTGCTCCCGATTTTTACCCCCTGTGCTTTTAACCAACTGCATGTAGTCAATGATTACCAGCGTGGGCTTTACTTTCATGGTCTTAATTCGGGTTTTGATTTGAGCTATGTCGAGCATTGTGCTGTCTTCGATTTGAAATTTGTAATCAATGAGCAGTAATTCACGTGCAATGTTTTCCAATTCAAATTCATTGACATCAGCGTTACGCACTTTCAGGTTATCCACCCGACCAAGGGATGAAAGTATGCGGTCTGCGAGTTGTTCTTTGCTCATCTCCATGCTGAACATTATAACCCTGCCACCAAGCTTTGCATGAGCAATTCCGATGCTGACTGCGAATGCTGTCTTACCCATTCCGGGCCGACCTGCCACCACCACATTTTCGCCGGGAACAAAACCGCCAATATATTTATCCAATTTTGTAAACCCGGTGGGCAATCCAATGGTTTTGATTTCGGACTTGCTTCGCTTTTCCAAGTTGTCGAAGCGGTCACCGAGTAGAGTAATCAAGTCAATAGCTTGTCCGCTTTCGGTCAGTTGTATTTCATCAATAGTTTTTTGAACTTCCGACATGGACTGCATTATTTCACTTCCGTTTGTCAGGTCATTGACAATTTTTGTCAAGTCAATAGTCAGTATTTTGCGGATGTATTCCTGATGCAACATTGAAACCAACCGAGTAATGCTTTCACCTGTGTAGTAATTATTTAACCCTGCGATGTCCATTGCCATGTCACGGTGCTTCATTACCACCGCCACGTTGTCAATATGCTCGTTGTTCAGGTACATTGCCTGAATGGTCAAACATAGGGTGCGGTATTTTGGTACGGTGAACCATTCGCTGCGTACCGTTGCGGTCAGGTCAAGCTGCTTACCTTGCAACCACGTTCCGAGTATTTGTTGCTCTATCATTCTAAATATTTTATGGCCTTCGCCTGTTCAACTTCCATAGGTTTTAAAAATGGGATGGTGTTTGCAAGTTTGGTTTTCCAGTTCTTAATCTTTTTGCCGTGACCATCAACCCACCCAGCTTCCACCCATTGATTGTATTTGGCTTCAATAGGGTAACGATAACCGGGTTTCAGTCCTTTCATACCGTATTCGCAAAATTCTTCAAGCGTAGGTATTATATTCTCTACATTCTTTTCATTCTTATCATTCTTAACATTCTTGTTAGTGTCCGTTTGCTTTACTGTTTGGTGTCCGTTTGCTTTATCATTTGCCTTACTATTTGCTTTATCGTTTGCCTGATAATCATCGTACTTACATATTGATATTAAGGTAGTTACGTTGCTTTTTTGCCTTACTATCATGCCATCACTTTCAAGCATAGTCAAGTATCTTTCCACCTTACCTCTTGACCACTTCCATCTTTTTGCCAAAGTATCAGCATCGTGGCCGATTTGTCCACGCTGAATATTGACACGGATGCCACGCTTGTAAAAAAAGTTATCATTGCTATTGGCTAACAATAACAGGTCAATCCATGCATGAGTTCTGTTAAAAGGTTCCGAATGGTACAATGGGTTATCCATCATGCACCTGTGTATCTTAATCCAGCCGTTGCTCATTTTGTGTATATGTATTTAACCAATCTTGCATTTCATCAATAAAACCTTGTGCTGTTTCCGCATCTAATGTAATGGAAAGCTGTTCGTGACTACTTGGATTTTCAATCATAATTGTAAGACCTTGTGATCCTGACCATGTGCTGATTTGATTTGAGAAATCCGCATCGTGAAATAAAATTGTTTTGTTCATTTTGATATTTGTTTAAGGGTTAATTTTTTGCATTGCTGATAATAGATTATTTGCAGGTCAAGTTTCATCCAAAGGTACTCACATTGTAATAACGTAAGCATCTTGTTTTCTCGCCTGTAATTTTCATACTCTTTGCGCAGTTCAAGTTCTGCGATTTGCTCGTCACAATATGCGACTGGTAGTGGTGTTGGTTTGTAAATGTTCATAAAAAAAACACCCACACTTTCAAGAGTTGACTCCGGCTGGAACAATGCCGTCTCTTTACTTGCGTGGGTGTTAATTATTTTCGTTGTCATTTGTTCCGTTTCTCGGCAGGGGAGTCAGTCCTGTTATTCCGATATGCAATTATAAAACAAAGATTTTAGATTTCCAAATTATTCGTTACAATATTGTTGATTTTCGTGATAATCAATGTCGCTTTGTTCATCACGTTCCCATTCGATTGTTTGGGTTATGTACCACGACCATCCCTTTTCCCATTCTTTGAAGTCATCGGAGTTCAGTTCAAAAGGATTTTCGCCTTCGGTTTCGTAGTAATTAAACTGCTGACTGGCTATCCAGCCCATTTCAAAAGGTGTTTTTGTGTTTTCCATGCTGCAAATGTAATATAGAAAACTATACTTGCAATAGTTTTTGTATAATTATTTTTATCAAAGTTATCCACAATATAAAAATATCGACTATTTACGAATAAACTTTGTGGCGTGAAGAAGCATACGAAGGTATATCTTGATCATTTCGGCTATGACAAGACCGATTTCATCCCTTGTGAGGTATGTGGCGCACAAGCTGTGGACATTCACCACATCGAAGCCCGAGGTATGGGTGGAAGCAAACACGCTGACGTGATTGAAAACCTGATGGCGTTATGTAGAAAAGACCATGCCCGGTATGGGGATAACAAGTCATTCAAAGATTGGCTCAAAAAAGTTCACGCACTTAAACTTGAACAAGCGCACCGAGATACTGATTGAACTTGCCAATTCCAAATGGCTTCCTGACTTCTGTAACAAAATAGGGTCTCACGTTGCTGCCGACCTACAACAACACCTTCTACTTATCTGCTGTGAAATGGATGCTGACCGCCTGATACAACTACATCAAAGTAATGGACTGGTTTATTATCTTGTCCGGGTGGGGTGCAATGCGGTAAACGGAAACAGATACACAAAGTTCTACCGGGATTTTATCCGTTCAATGGATCCGCTACCGGATGAATACGATGAGGAATCCGAGGACTATGATGAAACCCACCTGCGTAAAAAACAAGAAGCGGTGCAATCCGTTAACTTCAAAGAGGTGGCAAACCACTTTAACCGGAGTGAGTGGTATGTGGTAAAGTTGTGGCAGTTGTGGGAGGACAAACAAAGCATGGCATTGATGGCCCGGGAAACCAAAATCAACTACCGGGAGATCAGCCAAATAATCAACGCAATCAAAACACAAATCAAAGAAAAATATAATGAATACGATGACTGACATTTTGGGAGTGGCCGCATTGTGTGTGCTGCTTTCCCGGTACTTCTTTCCCCCGATGATTTCATTTGTCTATGCGCTGGACAGCCGTTACCGAAAGACAATCAAACCTTTTGAGTGCGGGTTCTGCCTATCGTGGTGGACAGGGCTGGTATGGTTTACCGTTCAATTTGGATTATACGGAGTTATTTATGGTGCATTATGCGCTATATTTGGGGCCTTAATTGACCGATATTTATGACACTTATTGAAATCACATTGACTGGCATCGCTATGGGGGTTGTTTTGCCCTGTGTTTGTTACTTTATAATGACTCGTATATGACACCTGAACAACGCAGTCTTTGCCTTGACTTGAAGTCGCACATTGACCGGATTAACAAGACCGGAACATATGCCCTTGAAGCTGGATACTATGCCAAATTAAACGAGGTACACAGGCAGTTGTACGGCCAACCATTCCCAGCTTGTCGCAGTTGTATGTTCGATGCACTAAAAAAACTATATAGGGAAGCACTCAATGGTTAGCATTATTCATGGCGGCAACGCAGGGGATTTGATATATGCACTCCCAGCAATGAGAGCAGCATCCCGGTTGCACGATAGCAAGGTTCACTTATATTTACAGGTGGATGTACCTGCACAATACAATTTCAATCACCCGATGGGCAAGGTGCAGATGAATTTAAAGATGGCGCAAATGCTCATGCCGCTTTTGATGTCTACCGACTTTATAGGCAAATGCACAATCACGGATGAAGCCTTCAAAACCGATTACAATTTCAACCTATTTAGGAAGTTCCACAATTACACGGGCCACATCAGCCAGTGGTATTTTCATATCTATCCTGAACTTACCTGCAACCTTGCCGAGCCGATTGCATTTAATATTGATCCGATAGATAACCATCAAATTATTTTGAACCGAACAGCCCGTTACCATAACCCGACTTTTGATTATTCCATTCTTCGCAGGTATCAGGATAGAATTTCATTCGTGGGATTGCCTGATGAATACCGGGTAATTTCTGCCAAACTGCCCGACATTGAACACATCCAAGTCAATGACTTTGCCGAGCTGTGCGGCATAATCAAGGGCTGTGAGTTATTTGTCGGAAACCAGTCAATGGCCTACGCAATAGCCGAGGTAATGAAACATCCCCGTGTTGTTGAAATCTGCCCGACTGCCCACAACGTTATCCCGACTGGTGACAATGGGTTTGGTGCATGGACAATTATGAACCTGACACAAATAATAAAACAGAAATATGGCTGAAACAGCAAAGGCACACCAACGCAGACTCGCATCCGGGTTTTATGACACCTACATCAAAGGACAAGGCATTGACATCGGGTGCGGTAGGATTGACACCTACGATGGAGTGGACACCATCAGTTTAACCGATTGCATTCACCATGACAAAGATGACTGCGATGCCACCACGATGGAGATATACGCAGACAACACATTTGACTATGTCTATGCTTCCCACGTATTGGAACACTTGGATGACCCAATCACGGCAATTCAAAACTGGTATCGCATTTGCAAACCCGGTGGTCATATTATTATGAGCATTCCGCATCGTGATTTGTATGAACGCAAAAAGACACTACCAAGCCGATGGAATTTAGATCACCGATATTTCTACTTGCCATACTCATGTGAGCCACCACATACTTTTTCAGTTGAAGGCATACTACTTGCAACAGGCATTCAGGAGTATTGGGATATTGAGATAATCGACACGGCAACAAACAAGGACAAACCCGAAGAACATAGCAACGGGGAATTTTCAATCGAAGTAATAATCAAAAAAAATGCAGTGGGTAAGGTTAAGCGAAATTCATCCAAACGCAAATAACCCTCGGACAATCAATGCGGATAAATTCGCTAAATTGAAGCGGTCGCTTATTGAATTTCCTGAAATGCTGACTGCCCGTCCATTGGTTTGCGTCACTTCCGACTTTGGGGGTTACACAATTTTGGGCGGTAACATGAGATATAAGGCACTTTGCGACATCGGGGCGGCAGAGGTTCCCATCATATTGGCCGATGAGTGGACAGCTAAACAGCGTGATGAATTTTTGATAAAGGACAACGTATCTTTCGGGGAGTGGAACTGGGATGAATTGGCAAACGAATGGGATGCAGAGGAGTTAATCACATGGGGCATTGACCTACCCGAAATAAAAGAAGAACCCGAAGAAAAAGAAATGTGTCCAACTTGTGGAAAATAGTGAACAAATAGTGAAGATATGGCAAACGAACAAAATTTAACACCATTCAAAAAAGGCGAGGTTGCCAACCCCAACGGCAGACCAAAAAAGTATGTCACCCTTTTGAAAGAGCAGGGCTACAAACTTGCCGAAATAAACGACACGATACAAGCCATGTTGTCAATGGACTTGGATGAGCTGAAAGAAGTGTGGCAGAACCCGAAGGCAACGGTACTGGAAAAGACCATTGCCAATGCCATGCGGAAGTCACTTGAAAAGGGCAGCTTGTATTCCATTGAAACTTTGTTGAGCAGGGTGTACGGCAAACCGAAAGAAACGGCAGACGTAAATCAAACGGTCACAGGCGAAATCAAAATAACACTTAATTTAGATGGGCAATAAACAGACAGCAATTGAATGGTTGCTTGAAAACCTGAAAGATACTCTATCTATTGAACAGGCAACTGCAATAATAAACAAGGCGAAAGAAATGGAACGACAACAGATTATGGATGCAGTAAATGCCACCATGATTGACGATGACCTGAACGCATACGAATATTTTACCGAAACATACGAATGAAATACACTACCCAGCGCAGACGGCTGAAACGCACGAAAGAAAGGCGCACAATAAAATTACAGGTTGCCTGTCTTAAAATCAAGTCACCCGAAATCAGGCGGCTATTTGCAGAAATAAAGGAGATGATGAAATGAAAGTATTAGCCCTATGGGAAGGCATGGGTGGAGTTGAATACCACCGCCTGTACACACCCCTGAAACGATTGCAGATTGATTACCCTGATGACATCACCGTCAGCATAAGCCAAAACTTTGAACGCAATGGAATACCGCATTTATCTAACTACGACCTTGTCATCTTCAACAGGTGGCTGGGTGACAACCACTACGAGATACTCCACTACCTTGCAAAGAACAATATCAAATACATCGTGGACATTGACGACTATTGGGTACTGCCAAAACACCACCCGACTTACAAGTATTTCCGAGAGCATAAGCTGAAACAGCAAATTATTGACGGCATTCGTTATGCAGATGGTGTGACCACGACCACAGATTATTTGGCCCAAAAGATAGCGAAGTACAACTGCAATGTGCAGGTGCTGCCGAATGCACTTGACCTGACAGATGATCAGTGGCTTTCAACACCACAGGAACGGGAATACTTCACCTTTGGCTGGGTGGGTGGACTTACTCACAGCAATGACATCATGATACTATCGGAAGCAATCGAACGCATCTGCAACGAGCATGACAATGTCCGCTTTGTTTTGTGCGGCTGGATGGCTAATAACTACATTTGGGACAGCATCCTTTACAAGTTCAACGGCAACAACCCGGTGCTTCGGCCCCAGGTATTGGTCAGCCATGCACAGCAGCCAAACGAGTACGGCAATTTCTACCGCTTGTTTGATTGTGCGTTAGCCCCATTGGAACAGAACGAGTGGAACAGCTGCAAATCCGAACTAAAAATAATTGAAGCGGCTGCCTATGGGTTGCCCGTGATTGCATCGGGAGTTGAGCCATACCTGCAACACCTGAACAATGCCGGGGTTAAGTTCTGTTTGAACACACCAGATGAGTGGTATAAAGCCATGAAACAGGCAATGGAAAGCCAACCCGAAGCAAACAAAATCAGGGGGGTTGCCAATCAGGTTTACTGCAATCAACACCACAATCTTGAAGCCATAAACAAAGACAGATTGGATTTTTATAAATGCACATTAGCTACACACGGCCATTCGTAACGGACTACCAACGGGCAATACTTGACAGCCCAGACAGATACACCGTGACCGCTGCTGCCACGAAAGTAGGCAAGACAGCAAGTCACATCATTTGGCTGTTTGAACAGGCGTTGAAGCTAAAAGAAAATCAGTCTGTTTGGTGGGTTGCACCCGTTTACCAACAAGCGGAAATCGCATTCAGGAGGATGCGTAACCAAGTGACCGTGCGTGACTTTTTTAAGGTCAATGAAAGCAAGTTGCGTTTGACCCTTCCAACCGGGGGGATAATTGAATTTAAGTCCGCTGACAAACCCGACAACCTTTATGGTGACGATGTTTATGCTGCGGTATTTGATGAGTTCACACGGGCGAGAGAAGATGCGTGGTATGCCCTGCGTTCTACCCTGACCAAAACCGAAGGCAAGGCAAAGCTAATCGGTAACGTGAAAGGCAAAAAGAATTGGGGTTACAAATTAAGTGAACGAGCAAGGATGGGCGAACCGAACTACGCCTTTTTTAAGATAACCGCATACGATGCCGTGAATGCTGGGGTGCTGAAATTAGAGGAAGTAGAACAGGCGAAAAGGGATTTGCCGCAGCACATATTTTCGGAGCTGTATTTGGCCGAACCTACCGAGGATGGTAGCAACCCATTTGGATTGAGCTACATTTCGCAGTGTATTGCACCGATTTCCACCGCACCTGTTGAGTGGTACGGCATTGACCTTGCAAAGTATTCGGACTACACGGTCATAATTGGTTTGGATGCCGAATATCGTGTCTGCTATTTTGACCGCTTTCAAAAGGACTGGGCGCAGACAGAACAGCACATCATCAGGGTAGTAGGCAATACCCCTGCGGCAATCGATAGCACGGGAGTGGGTGACCCGATTGTTGAGAAGATACAACGGCATTGTCCACGTTCCGTTGGGGTGAAGTTCACATCGGTAAGCAAACAGCAAATGATGGAGCAGTTGACCGCAGACGTTCACGCTGGACTGATTAAATTCCCCGAAGGCATAATCGCAGATGAAATGCGTAACTTTGAATTTGAACACACGGCAACGGGATTGCGGTATTCTGCACCATCAGGGTTGCACGATGACGCAGTTTGTGCGTTGGCACTTGCCCGGTATTGCAGCCAAAAGAATAAAAAAGGTGTGTTTGTTATTGTTTAATTTTGTATATTTGTAGTATGGAAAACAAACAGACAGCAGTTGAATGGTTGGAAGATAGGTGCAGACCAAAGGGCTATATTACGGCAGAAGAATTCCAACAAGCCAAAGAAATGGAAAAGGAGCAACACGAAGAAACAGCATTATCAATACTTGAAATTTTGCTTGATAACCTTGAAGGGAAAAATGACTTGCGTGGTAATGAAGCATTTGAACATATTTGGAACAAAACATACGGAGGTAACATATGAAATTACCAAAGAATTGGAATCAAATAAGCATAGCACAGTTTCAAGAATTGCAGCTATTGACCGAGCCGAGTTTTGACAATCAAATCAAAACATTGTCCATTTTATCTAATAAAAAACTGGACACAATCGAGGAGATGCGGATTGTGGACATCACGGCTGCACTATCGAAACTTGCATTTATGGCAGAATTACCCACCGCAAAAAACGTGGGTAGCTTCCGTATCGGCAACACCCTTTACAAATTCGCAGCCAATCAGCACAACTTACAAGCGCACCAATTTATCATGGTGCAGGACTTGTTTGCTGAAAAGGACAAGTGGGTGCAGAACTTGCACATGATTATGGCGGCATTGTGTGTGCCTTATCGGATATTCCCACCAAAGCGCAAGGAAGTCAAGACAGATGACTTTGAAAAGATTGCAGCGCAGTTCAGGGAACGGATGCCGATTTCATTTGCCTACGCCTACACGCTTTTTTTTTCTCTATGCTTACCGGAATTACTCGAAGCTACCCAAGTATTTTTAGAGCAGGAAGTGGAGAAGTTGAAGAAGATAGCAGACGAAAAGACCGACCAGCCATCAGTTGGCTGAAAATGGTGGACAACATCGCAGGTGGTGACAGGACAAAGTGGGATTTCTTTTTGAACATGCCGCTTGTTGAGTTCTTAAACGCAGTCAGTTTCCAAACAGAAAAAGACAGGGCAAGGACAGAACGATTAAACACGGCAGCGCAGTCGGCAAAGTCTGCCAAAGATAGCACCGTTTACAAGATTGCATTGATGCAGGAAATGTTGTAAGTTTGAAATACCGTTGGTGTAAGCAGGAATGAATACTGCCTTTGAGTAGCATCTCACTTTGTGAGGACATGGGTGCAAATCCCATACGGATGAAGCCCCGGCCATTGTGTCGGGGTTTCTACTTTTATAAGTGTGAACATTACCAAAGCGCAACTGGATGCAATCAACAAAGGGTTGCTGGATAAGTTTGGCATACCTGACAGCCCCATGCCTAATTCATTACTTGCTGATCTTGTTATTGGAGTGGCTCAGCGTTTAGTTGATGCGTTAAAAGATGACATGCGGCAAAAGAAACTGAAAGCCACAGGTAATTTAATTGGTGAAACAAAGGTTTTAGATTTTCAAGAAACTGCAAACGGAGTGACCGTACCAATCGAAATGGCAAGTTACTACCTATGGGCAGACCAAGGCAGGGGCAGAACAAGGCAAGGAAACAATGGCGGTAAATTCCTGTGGCAATCTATTGAGGAATGGATAACTGCAAAAGGTATTCCCGTTCGCAAATCAAAACAGGAAAGCGGTCAGTCAGTTTTGGAAGCCCGTAAATCTATGGCGATTGCGATTGCCAAAAAAATACACAGCAAAGGAACGATAAAGAGGTTTGGTTACAAAGGCGGTAATTTTATAGGCGATGTACTGACCCCTGCCAATATCGATGCAATCGCACAGCACTTGGGAGATGCCTTGGGTAAACCCATAACCGCATACGTTACCAGTGAGGTTCTCACTACATAGGTAGGCACAAACCTACTTTTTTAGGTAGATGGCAATTACAATCGAAACCGAACCGAACGACATAAGCCCGGTATATTCACCCGTTGCTTATGTTGTGTCCTCAAATAACTACACTCAAAGCAACTTCAAGTTTGTGGCTGTCGTAAAAAACGCAGCCGGCACTATCATTGCCAAACTGAAAGCACCTATTTTCTACGGCACTACCAACTATGGTGTGTTTGATTTGTCACGAATCCTGCAAAATTATGTGACGTATGACTTCACCCAATCTTTGGCAGCTCCTGCAAAATGTGCCAATTCTTATATTGCTTATTCAGTTGAATTTGGCGAGGAATATGGCGGCACTGAATACCTAAACCTGACATCCGACACGGGTAAATATTGCTGGAATGGGCTTTATTATTTGTACGGAAGTGAGCAGGTGACTGATTATGAAATTGACTTTGTGGGCGGTAGCAGTAAATTCCTGACTCGTGTCCGTAGTCGCAGGGTTACAATAGGGCAAAATGACTACCTTTACTTTTTGCGAGGTGACAATGCCTGTGATTTGCGAGTGATTGCCTACAATAGTGCAGGGGGTACAACTACATCGGTAATAAATAACACATTCGACACCACCACCGACAAGTCCGAATATTTACTCCGTGTGGCTGCCGGGCCTAACAACCTGAACCTTATCGCACAGGGTTCCTTAATCAGCGGAACGTCTGGGAGTGTTGTTCCTGCCAATACAAGTTACTACACGGTGCAAGTGGTAAACGGATCACTTGCCCCCGGAACGGAAGCGTATCGGTTTGATGTGGTCGAGGAATGCAGCAAATATTCACCGCAATATTTGTACTTTTTGAACCCCTTGGGTGGCTTTGAAAGTGTGCGGTGCAGCATGATGTCACGGGATAAATACAACGTGACTCGCAAACAATTTAAGCGGAACAATTACGGCATCAGCGGAGTTCAATATGTGTACGACACCAGTAAGCACGGGATGACTTCCTATGCAACCGAAAAAACAAAGCAGGTGGTATTGAACACCAACTGGCTGACCGAAACAGAATTTGAGTGGCTGCAAGATTTGATTGCATCCCCGGTGGTTTTTCTCGGCAACATTCCGGTCAACATAACCGACACAAGCTACGAGGTAATGGACTACATTGACGGCCCGAACAACCTGCAAATCACAGTTGAATATACCGAACCTGAAAGGTTACAAAACGCATGAACAACGTAAGACTTGTATGCGGTGGGTATAGCGTTGACCTGCCCACCGATTTTGGAATACAGATAAACAAATCCATTGCCGACATCCGTGAACCCGAAAGCAGGTCATCGGATTGGACAAAGACATTCACCTTGCCGGGTACAAAGACCAACAACAAGCTATTCACCCACTTGTTTGATTTAAACCTTTCCATCCGCAACACCACATCCACAAATTTCAGCCCTGATTTCAACCCAAACCTGAAAGCCGATGCGCTGCTGACGGTGGATGAAGTAACGCAAATAGAAGGTTTTATCCGTTTGTTGTCGATTAAGGTTAACGACCTGAATCAAATCGAGTACGAGTGTTCCATGCACGGGGAATTGGCTGACCTGTTTGCAAAGATTTCCGATGCCAAATTAGAGGATTTGGACTTTACGGAGTTTAATCACGTTTTCAATACTACAAATATTTTTAATAGCTGGGATACTTCCATAATTAAAAACAGCAGTGGGTATGTGAATTTCAGTGGTGGCGCACCTATTGGCGAGGGTTATGTTTACGGATGGGTTGACCCCGGTACGTATGCCGATTATAGCAAATTAGACCTGAATGCTATGACACCCTATATCTATGCCAAAACGGTAGTAGATAAAATATTCAGCGGAGCAGGGTACACATACAGCAGTGGTTCTTTTTTTAACACAGCGCAGTTCAAAAGATTGGTGGTTCCATGTCCTTCACGGATGCCATTCCTATCGGAAACGCAGGTGCAGAACAGGCAGTTTGAAGCAAAGTCATCATCGGGGCAAACAATCAATTTTCCTTACAATACCACGACAATTACTTTTCCAACTGAAATAAGCGACCCATCAAACCAGTACAACACAGGAACAAGCAAGTTCACAAATGCCTATTCAGGTCAGCGTTATGACTTTGCTTTTTATTGCAATGCGGAATACCCTTACGACCCATCTACTTATATTACGTATGAATTTGGATGGGGTTTGTATGTAAATGGAAAAAGAATAAAATCTGCCTACACAAGAAATTATACAATAAACGGGGCAGGAACAAAAGTAATAATTGACTCTACCCTTTACTTTTCAAATATCAAGCTGAATGTTAACGATGTTGTGGAAGTCCGCCTGATAGAAATAATTGAAACGGACACAACAACAAATACATCGGTTTCAGGTTCCGACCCCTATGTTCAATTAGCAAACAGCAAGTTTTTTAATGTGCTTGTGGATGGTGTTTATGGGATTGGTGACACGATGGATTTCACGGGCTTTTTTACAGGCACAGAAACCAAGCAGCGTGAATTTATGAAGTGGCTTTTCACGATGTTTAATTTATATGTTGAAGCTACCGAAATTGACAAGACACTTGTGGTTTTACCCCGTGAGGAATTTCTGCTCAATACGGTTAGGGATTGGACAGAAAAACGGGATTTATCACAGCCACTTGAAATCACTCCCATGGGTGAACTCGAAGCGGGTAAATATTTATTTACCTACAAAGAGGGTGACGATGACGGCAATAAGAATTACAAAGAGGATTATGCAAGGATTTATGGTGACAGACAGATAGTTGTTGAAAATGATTTTGTAAAGGATGAAAAGAAAATCGAAGTTGGCTTTGTCCCGACCCTGATTGTAAAACCTGAAAACGAACTTGACAAATATCTGCCTGAAATTCAAACACCATCGGAAAGCACGAAGTCAGGAAACCTTCGCATATTGCAATACAAGGTAAAAACATGTGGAACATACTATGCGTATGAAGGCAGTCGTACATCTTTAATCGTTCCACCGTTCACCACAAAAACCAAATACCCATACATGGGCCACTTGGATGATCCGTTGGCTTCCACAACCGACATCAATTTCGGACTGCCCAGATATATCGGTTTGCAGTCGGGTACACCCGTAACCAATAACAACCTTTACAATGCATATTGGCGGAAGTACATCAATGAAATCACAGACAAGGACAGCAAGATTGTAAAGGGCAGTTTCTACCTTACCCCGGCTGATATGGAAAAGCTGTCATTCCGTGACCTGTATTTCTTTGATGGCAATTACTTCCGGTTAAACAAAATTGAGGACTATGACCCTATTAACCCATCGGTAAATATCTGTGAGTTTTTGTTTCTGAAAACAGGGCCTACATTCACAGCAACAACCGGAAGCGTAGGCGGTGGCGGTACGCAGTCAAGTGGTGGTGGCGGTGACACACAGGAAACCGAAAAAGACCCGATTGGTGGCGGCAACCTTCCCGGTAAGGTAATCCAAAACAAAGGGTTTTCGCTTGGTGATTTCAATGCGGTGGGCGATGCGATTGTATCGGGCGATGCGGTGACAAACTACGGCAGGGCAAATGCTGCCTTTGCCACAAGTGGCACTACCTTCCTTCCCGATAGTGAAAGAAGCATCGTAATTGGTGAAGGTGTGCAAAGCGTAGGTAGTGACGAAGTATGGCTGCAAGGGCAGTTGATGACAGCAAATAATTTCGGCACAAATCGTTTTGCTTTCCCACCTAACAATTATAATATTGACTTACATGACGATATAATTATTTCGCTTGGAACAGGCAACCACACATTGACATTACCTGACGCATCAACCGCATCCAACAAATTATATTGGATTGTAAAAAAAGGTGCGCAGGGAACACTCACCATTGACGCATACGCAGACCAGTTGATTGACGGGGTAGCAAATTATACAATAAATAATCAATACGGAACAGCTTGTTTAGTATGTGATGGAACAGAATGGTACGCATTAACAAACAAATAAAATGGCAACAACAACAGTAGCAATAAATTTAGAAGCCAAAACCAAAGGCACGGATAGCGTTAAGTCGCTGAAAGCACAAATCAGGGAAGCAACCCAAGAAGCGGCAGCGATGTCGCAGAAATTTGGGGAGTTTTCACCAGAAGCGACAAAGGCAGCGCAGCGTGTAGCTGAACTGAAAGACCAAATGGATGACCTGAATGAGAAAATTCAGGCATTGCATCCCGACAAGTTTAATCGAATTAACACCATAGCCAAAGGGGTTGCAAATGGCTTCCAAGCTGCGCAGGGTGCGATGGCTTTGTTTGGTGCTGAAAGCGAAGATGTGCAAAAAGCCCTTTTAAAAGTGCAGGGTGCAATGGCATTCGCAGAGGGATTGGAAGGTTTGGATGCGGCAAAAAAACAATTCATAACCCTTGGTCAAGATGCATTAGAGGCATTCAAAGAAATGACCACCGCATCAAAAGTTTTCATGGCTACCGGGCTTGGATTGCTTTTGACAGGACTTGCAACCGTTGCCGCATACTGGGATGAGATTGCCGTTTCGCTTGGATTTGCCAAATCCGAAATGGACAAGATGAATGCTGCCATGAAAGTTGCCGAGGGATTGACAAGGCAACAGGCGGCTGATTTGCAGTATTACAATAAAATTGTACAGGACACCAAAAAGAGTGAAACAGAAAGAAAAGGTGCGCTTGACAAACTGAAAGAAGCAGGTATTGCAACCGATGATGTGAATATTGCCAACGCAAATTCATTGGAGCAGTTGAACATCCGCACACAAAAACAGATATTGTTGATTGCCCAACGTGCAAGGACAGAAGCGGCATCCCAAATCTTGCAGGAAAAAACCAAACGTTTATTGGAATTACAAACGGGTGACCTTGATGAGCAAACTTCTTCATGGGATAAGTTTTACGCTGGGGCTGTTGGTGCATTGACAGGCATAAATAATGGCGCACAAGAATTGGCAAAACGTGGTTTTTCAAATCTAAAAGATGCACAAAAAGATGTTAATGATGCCACAAAAGTTTATAATAACGAAAGGAATAAACAACTTGTTCTTGATAGCCAATCTCTCGCAACTGCCGAGGAAGTAAGATCAACTCTTGAAAAACAAACAAAAGCGCAGAAAGAACTAAATCAAGCACAAGAGCCAACAAAAGCAGAAAAACTAAAAGCACAACTTAAATTAAGAAATTCTATTTTATCCGAGAGTTTTAAACTTGCTGAAAAAAGCACAAAAGAAAGCGAAGAAAGAAAAGCAACTTTTGAAAGAAATGCTCGTGAAGTACGGATTGAACGTGCATTCCAAGATATTGAAGATTATAAAAAGAAAGTCGAAGAGGAAATAAAAATTGAAGAGGAAGCAGCAAAGAAAAAAGAAGAGATACGCTTAAAAGAAATTGAAGACCAAAAGAATGCTGCGGAACAAAGGATGCAAATTGCAGCCAACGGATTTGCAGTAATTGGACAACTTGCTGATGCCTTTGCAGGAAAGTCGGAAGAACAACAAAGGAAGGCATTTGAAATAAATAAACAAGCATCTATTGCACAAGCTATTGTTGAAACCATTGGTGCTGCACAATCTGCTTATGCTTCACAAATGGCAATCAAAACACCTGATGCACCAATAAGAGCAGCCATTGCCGCTGCTGTTGCAATCGCATCAGGTATCGCTCGTGTGCGTAAAATTGAGCAAACACAATTTGAAGGGAAAAGTGTAGGTGGTGGCGGTGCAACTGGTACACCCGCACAAAGTCCGGGAGCAGCCGTTCCACTCACAGGCGGTGCGCTACCCGAAGAAGGTCAGTTTGGTGGCATGGGCAGGGTGTACGTGTTGGAGGGTGACATTACCAAAACGCAGACAAGAGTCCGCAGGTTAAGAAATACAAGTGTCGTTTAAACCTACTTTTAAAGATATGGAATTACCAGTGTACAAAATTGTGGTCAATGATGACGATGAAACAGGGGTTGAGTTTGTTTCTCTCGTTGACCGCCCAGCCATACAAAAAGACTTCATGCTGTTCAAAGACCAATTTGTTGATCCGACAGCAAACGAAACAGAAGATGAATTTATCAGCCGTTGCATCCCGGTAATGATTGGCGAAGGCATGGAGCAAGACCAAGCCGCTGCCGTGTGTTACAGCAAATGGGAAAGCAGACAGAAATTTGAAAGCTATGATGACTACCCCGAAGCGGCCAAAGAAAATGCAAAGGTTGCTTTGCGTTGGGCCGAAGAAAACGGATGGGGTGACTGCGGAACAGCGGTGGGTAAAATCAGGGCTAATCAGTTAGCTAATGGTGAAGCCATCACCCGTGACACAATTGCACGAATGGCAGGGTTTGAAAGGCACAGACAGAACAGCGACAAGGAATTAGGTGACGGATGTGGCCGCCTGATGTGGTTGGCTTGGGGTGGTGATGAGGGTATCGAATGGGCAAGTCGCAAATTGCAACAGATAGACATGAGACAGGCATACTCGGTTCAGTCCGAAGAAAAGCGGATTGTAACCGGCCCGGCAATGTTGGCCGATTTACCCATTTACCGCTACGATGATATACGTGGTGAATACTATGTGACATTCGATGCCGACACCATTTGGAAGATAGCAAAGAAATTTGTCCGCAATGATGCCTATAAAGCAGTCAATACCGACCATGCCAACCCCGTGAAAGAGGGTGTCCACATGATTGAGAGTTACTTCATTGACCGCAAACGTGGTGTGATGCCACCTACCGGGTATGAAGATGCAAAGGATGGCTCGTGGTTCCTGACCTATTTAATAGACAACGAAGAAATATGGGCAAAAGTCAAGGATGGCGAATGGAAAGGTTTTTCAGTTGAGGGGCTTTTTGATATGGAAGAACAGGATGAAGTGCTTGAAATGATGCGTGAAATCACCGCCATGCTGAAAAATTTTGCATAGGTAAAAACATAACTACCTTTTAAGATATATGGAATTTAAATCAGAATTAGCCGAAATGAAGTTATCTCTTGCCGCATTCATGGCAGAGGTAAAGCAGCGTTTCAGCGAAGAACCTGTGCCTGCTGCGTTTGGTGAGTTGACTTTGGTTGATGGCACTATCGTGGTTTTCGAAGGCGAGGAACTTGCAGCCGGAATGCTCCTGAATGTTAAAGGCGAAGAGGGTATTGTTCCTGCTCCCGATGGAGTGCATGAAACTACCACTGGTCTTTTGGTAACTACCAAAGATGGTGTGGTTGAAATGATTGAAACCAAAGAAGAAACTGCCGTTGAGGAAGTTGAAGTTGAGGTTGAAAATCAGTTTGCATCCGTTGAGCAGTTCGATGCTTTGAGAGCCGCTAACGAAGAACTGGCAGCGAAAATCGCTACCCTTGAAACTGCACTTGTAAACATCCTTGGCAAAGTTGAAGAAACTTTCAGCGTGTTTGAAAAGTTTGCAGCCAAAACCCCTGAACCGACCAAAAAGCCAATCGGTACAGTTAAAGCAGAAAAAGAGGAAAATTTCTTTGGCTTTGTTTCCGCAATTAAATCAATCAAATAATAAAATAAAATCATGGCATTTGACGTAACAGGTCTAACCAATTACACCAAAGAAGAAAGTTTACAGCTTCTGACCAAAGCTATGTTCACCGCTAAAACTGCACGTCTGTTGCAGGGTGCTGGACAGGTTCTTCCCGGTATCAAATCCGCTGAAATACTGCCCCTGCTGTATTCAGACGTTTACTTCCAATCTGACAGCTGCTCTTATCAGTCAAGTGGCAACACTACTCTGTCAAAGCGCACCCTGACCGTTGGAAAAGTAAAAGTTCAAGAGACTCTTTGCCCCAAAGACCTCGAAACAAAATACACACAGAAAGCTCTTGCCGCTGGTGAAGCTATCGACATGGGTGTATTCACCGAGCAAATCGGAGCTGAAAAAGCTGCCAAAATTGCCGAAGCTATCGAAACTGCTATTTGGCAGGGTGATACCACAGGTGGCGTTGGAAACAACGGTTACTGGGATGGTTTCTTGACTATCCTTGACGACCTCGGTTTCGGTGGTGCAGGTGACCCTATTCGCGGTAACGTAGGTGGTGCTTATTCTTCTATCACTGCTTCTAACATAGATGACATCATCACTACTATTTACAGCGTTATCCCTGCTGAACTGCTTGGAAAACCTGACCTGATGATTGCTATGGGTACTGACACCTTCCGCCTGTACAGACAGTGGCTGGTAACTGCCAACTTATTCCACTACCCTGCAAACGAAATCGCAGAGATGGAAATCGTTGACCCTATCACTGGCATCAAGATTTACGGTCTGCACGGAATGAACGGCACAAACAAAATCGTTGCTGGTCTGTGGTCTAACTTCTTCTTGGGTGTTGACATGATGAATGAGGAAGAATCTTATGAGTTCATTTTCAATCCATTTGAGCGGAGAGTTCAATTTCACACAACCTTCAAGATGGGAACGCAACTGGCGTACTGCGACCAAATTGTGTTTTTTAAACTCTAATATATCAATAAGTTAGAGAAAGTTTAACCCGGGGGGTGGGGAAAAACCCTACCCCCCTTTAATTTAAAAAAAATAATATGGCATGTCAATTAACTTCGGGTTTTACCCTTGACTGTAAAACGGCTGCGGCCGGCATCAAAAATATTTGGCTCGTTGAATTCGATGCTAAATCTACTCTCACCAAATCATCAGGCGAAGTTTCTGCCCACACTTTGAGTGGTGGCAAAAGCTACTTCAAATATGAGCTGGAAAAGGAAACTGGTTCGATGACTTGGAGAACCATTCCTTCAACCGAAAACGGAACTGTATTCTACGAAGCTGACCTTGTTGCACGTCTGCACAAAGTTACCACCGCACAGCGCAACGAAATTAAATTGCTGGCTCAAAACCGTATGCTGGCTATTGCCCTTGATGCAAGTGGCGACTACTGGCTGCTGGGTGCTGACTATGGCGTTCAGTTGCAGCAGAGTGAAACCAACTTCGGACAAGCGTTTGGTGACTTCAAAGGTCATGTATTAAATTTTCTCCACAAAGAGACAGATTTACCTTTGAAAGTTCAGGCCGCTGTTGTAACTTCGCTGGGTCTTTGATTTTTTCATAGTGTTTTCATGCAAA